CACCTTCATAGTCTGGATATGTGTGATTGTCAGCTGCACCAACTTCAGGATCAAAGTTTGGAGTAGAGAGAAAGTACGTTGCACCTTCACTTCCACATGCTTTGAAGTTCTCAAGGAACTTGAGAGCATTTCGTTTTCCTACGTGCTCGATCACTTCGAAGGAAGTCACAACATCAGCTTTGATAGTAGTGAGATCAGTCTTGTTTTCTAGAGTGATAAGATCCTCAGCGACGAATGTTGCTTTTGGAAACTTCTCTTGAGCTTTCTCGATTGTCTTCTTTCGAATATCGAGACCAAGATAGAATTTTGGTGAGAATCGATTGCGATAGAGTACCTCATAGAGATTTCATTTTCCACAACCAAAGTCACAGACTGAGAGATTGTCTCGAACGTTGTGAAGATACTTGAGAACGAAAGACCAACGAAGATAGTGTGCAAACTGATCTCTATGGAAAACATGACGCTCGAAAGTAGAAACTGGATCAAGATCTGTAGTGTTATACACGTTTTTTGACTCGTCGACCTTAGTTTCCACTTCTTTGGTACCCTCTTCAACTTCTGCAACTTCAGATGGATCTTCTATTGCCTTTTCGATTTCGACATCATCCTCGCTTGTTTCTTGAGGTCCATTTTCTGATGGAGTCTCTGGATTTTCCATTTGTTCCATTTTGATCTTGACGAGCTCAAGAAATTGTTCGAAATTCTGTCCGTCAACCGTCATATCATATACGAGAGTGTGATTCTTCGGTATGAGATCCATTGCTGTAGTCCTGAAGAATTCATGAACTGCTCGAGCCTCAGCTTCATTGATATAATCTTCGCCACGTTCTGCGAACGACTGAAGAATGCGATCAATAGAAGTATCACAGATGATATAGAGATCGTCTTTCGTTCGATCTTGGAAGAAGTTGTAGTCATGTTTTTGAAGTCAAGGACGTCATTTGAGAGGACCATATACGATTTCATCGAGCCAACTACGATCAAAGATATGATCAGCAGTTGCTGGAGTGTAGCTTGGAGCATATTCCATGAATGCATCAGCAGTCTTTGGATATGAGAAGTGAGAGATTGTTCTTCAGAGTTTTTCTGAAAGAAACTGTGCGAGAGTAGATTTGCCTGAGCCATCCACTCAATCTAGAATGATACGCATAGAGAAAAAAAGATTAGAAATTAGGAACCTGTTGAACCAAAACCACCAGCACCGCGATCAGTATTTGACTCTTTATCGAATTCTTCCTGAGTGATCTCAGTTGGATTGCAAAGTTCAACTTTTCTGATTATACCTTGAACAACTTTCTGTCAAAGTTCAAGTTCTTGAATCTGATCTGAAGCATTGATCAAGTGAAGATGAATCTCACCACGATATGAAGAGTCAACTACTTTTGCACCTACGATGAATCACCATTTCGTTGACATACCAGATTTGTTGTCAAGAACGAGATCATATCATGGCTCAATGACTGCTGCTATACCTGATGGGATCAAAACACCTTGACCTGGACGGATCAATAGTTTTCATGCAAGAAATTTTCTTGTCATATCGACTGAGCCATTTGGAGTGACCTTGATCTCAAAGTCCTCTGGAAATTTGTTTGGTATGAAAAAATCAATACCTGAGTCTGTGTCATGTGCACGTGTTGGAGACTGTACGTCTCGAAGTTTTGTGAACATGAACAAAGGTTTCTTTGCCATATTGGAAAAGTTAGAAAATAGAATCTCTCATAGAGAGAAGGGAGAAACAAACCAATCACATACTTGCCTCCGATAGAGTATCCTAGGTTTCTATCTTCGCCCTGTGACCACATATAGTAGGTTTCTGCCTCCTCTCGACGAGGATTGTCTACATGAATTTCCCTGTTTTCTTGTCTCTGAATCTCACTACATAACGATCTCAATACTTGATATATTCTTTCTTTGTGCAAAAAAGAACGATATACATTGCATAGAGAAACATTCATAGGAACACAGAGACTGCTATCAAAATGAGAGCGATGATACCATATACGAGATATGACATAAGTGGAAAAGTTAGAAAATAAGTACTTTTTGATTCTACTCTTTTTTTCCTGAAAGTAAAGTTATTTTATCACGTTTTTTCAGATTTTGTATGAGTGAATTCTCCATTGCATTTCTCACAAGGAAGAAGTTCTCTGCTGAGAGTCATTTCTTTCAGTCCTTGAACTGTGAGAGGTGTGTTTCAGATATTCATGTGATCTCTGAAATTACTGCGACAACTCCGATATATTCCTTGAACTTTTTTTGTAGTTCTTTGCGAAGATCTTTGATCTCTTTCATATGTACGAATAGTGAAAATGTAAAAATTATTTTTGCTCCCTTCTTTTTTTCCATGATTTGAATCAGTCTGTGAGCTGAGAAACTGGGACATATCAGAGTTTTTGATTCTCTGCAATTCATTTCTCAGTTCTGATCCAACGACCGATCTCGACCATGTATGTTTCGAAGTCCTCTCATGAGTCTACTTCTTTTTTCTTTTTGAGTCTGAATGCTGCCATATGTGAAAAAGTTATGAAATTCTCGTAGAGAGAGTGAAGTTGACAAGACTTGAACTTGCGTTGAGTAGCGAATGGCTATTCGTCCTCTGATATTTTTGCACCAGCTACCTACCAACAGTAGCCACAACTTCACCCTCACTAAGAGGGATCTCTTATAGAGAGATTTGCTGTACAGATGATGCTGAGTATGAAGCTTGATGAACTTCATTTTCACCACGAGCAAGGATCTTGAATCCACCGTTTGCTGCCCATTCCGCGATTGCAGTATTGATAGCTTCAAGTGCATCACGAGCATCCTGAATATCGTTGAAGTACTCAGTGTATTGATTCGCAACATGCTGATTTGGAAAACCAGCAATCTGAGTTGTGAATGCTCACATGATTCCAACAACTTTTTCTTCTTGATCGATCATGACAACTTTAGAAGAAGTCACTTTCCAACCGTTTGAAGCAACGAAAAGAAGTTGTCATTGACCGGACATAGCTACCTGATCATATCTCTGATTGTCAACAGAGAGAGAAAGAGCAACCTGGTTGTCAGCGTCAAGTGTTTCGCAAAGTGATATGCGATATGAGATAAGATTCTCCATAAGTGGAAAAGTTAGAAAAATAGATAGAGATAGGATCTCCATAGTGCCTCCATAAGGAAGCACTAGGAAACACTAGAGATGAAGAGACTGAAGGCGAGTGAGTTCTTGACCTGGAATCTTTGCAAGAAGATCTCATTTTCCTGTGAGCTTTTCTGATCCTATTGAATCAAGAATCACTTTGGAATCTATCTGAGTTGCTACTGCAAATGATACACGGAAAGGAATGTTCGCCTTGAGCATACCTGATACAACTTTGACTTCTGGACGCTGAGTCGCGATCACTACATGGATACCTGCGGCCCGTCAAAGATTCGCGAGTTGTACTAGAGTTGCTTCTATTTCTTTTCAGTAGAGTGAGAATACGAGGTTTGCATATTCTTCGATCACAAGAAGGAAGTGTCTTCCTCAAATGTCGTCGATATTGTTCACACCTCGATCACTCATAGTCTGATACCTAGCCATCATCTCTCTTTCAAGTTGTTGAAGAATTGAGAGAGCTTCATCTGGACGAGTACCGAACATCACTGATCGTTTCTTGAACTTCGTGAGTTCAACCATCTTTGGATCTATACATGCAAGCAACCAATCTTTTGGAAGTGCTGAGATCATCACTTTGAGGAACTCTGATTTTCATGATCCTGATTGACCTGCCACGAGGAGGTGACATGTATTTGAATCCTTGAGATCGAAAGTGTGAAGGTGACCATGTATGTCTTTTCCAAGAGGGAATTCACCGAGCTTCTTGACCTTCGAATCGAACTTAGAAAATCTTCGTTCTGCTCTAGGGATTTCTACACCAACGAACTTCGTTCATGGTATTGGAGCGAGTATTCGTATATTGACATTCTCAATTGCTTGAGCTATGTCTTCAACTTTGCTCTTTATGTCACTCATCTTGACACCACGAGAAGGAATGAATCGATATTGATCATATGAGAAACCTTCGATCGAGTCAGAGAATGAGAGAGCAATACCGAACTCCTGGAACTTGTTCACGATCTTTCCTTCGATTGTTGTTGCTTCAGTTCTCTTGATGAACTTTGTGTCCTTGATAGCGTCTTTTTCTATAGTGACGAACTCAGAAGTTGGTTTGTCTACCTTGTATCCAAGAACGTTTTCCATGAGAACTTTTTCTGTATCAGCACCACGAATCATGTCAAATACGTTTGGTATGAACACTGTGTCAGGATCTGCATCCTCGATTCTCTTGATGAATAGCATGAGAAGATACCAGAAGTATGCTTTGCGAGTCTCAAATTCTTCACCTGAGAATTCGATAGTGATCAAATTATGCTGAGAAGACTTGTCACGATTTGCTCAGATCTTTACTTCACGGAATTTGATTCGTGCAGGTTTTAGGTGAGCACAACCATAGTAGTAGAAGAATGCTTGAATCCACATTGAAGGGTGAATTCACTCTGAGACATCAGTATGCGAAGTCCTGAATTTGAAGTCCTCTATCGTGACAGACTGGTCTTTCTCTCGATAGATTATATCTGTACGTCCATTGAATGGAAGAGGTGAAGTGATCAAGTGTCAATCGATAGTGTCACTGATCTCAGTTTTGAACTCCTGCTCGATACCGATGATCTCAGTATAGTCAGGCATTTCTTGAAAGAAGTGAGTGACTGCTTGATTGAAGTCTTTGAGGACTTTTTCTCTTGATCCAGTCTTTCACCAATTTATATCTGAGTCAAGAAGTTGTTCGAACCAGATATGCATTGCTGAAGTTGCATCTTCGATCGTAGCACCTTGAAAGTATCTTTCAGCGACTCAGTGAGCCATAGTACCTACGATCATTGCAGGATTCATTTTGAACACATTGAGACGATCAATATATCTGCACTTCCAGAGATACTCATTCTCGAAGAAGAGTCTCATAGAAGAGAACGAAATATGTTGGACGGGGAAGTTGGCCATAGTGGAAAAGTTATGAGTTTCAACGAGAATGATTCTATTCGAATTTTCCTCAAAGTAAAGTTTTTATTTTACTTTTTTCAAAAATATAGATCAGCTTCTGCATTCCTTCGTATAGTGAGTCATCGAAGTCTATCACCTGAAGCAAGATCACATTTTGTACGCCAAATTGTTTCGTCAACTCCGTTGGTTTTGAAGTGCTTGTAGCAAGTTCAATTGTTCATCATGAGAGAGCTCAGAGCGATCAATTGATTTTGTGACAAGTCTCAAAAATCTTTCTTCACTGCGATTTTAACAGACTGCATCCACATATCGATTCTCCTGTATGCTTCTTCTTCTGTTATAGTTTCACCTTCATGAGAAGGAGTTCAACATCCTATCGAATATCCAGTATAATCCCAATATGCAGTGAGTTGCGGTCCGTTTTTGCACTCATAAGATTTTACAAATGCAAGGATCTCATTCTTTTGATCATCTGTGAAGTTCCAATTGCGATACTGTAGAAGTTCTGGTTCTGGAGTAGAAGTGAAGTCAGTGGACCAGAAAACATGCTTTGAGACAATATTAGATCACTTCCAGATCTCTACATGCAAATGCATTCAAGTAGAAGTTCAAGAAAGGTTTGTTTTGCCTATAATCCAAGTTTTCTTCACTCGATCTCACTCTTTTAGGTGAGTTTCTGTGTGTCAGAATGCAACTCTTATATCAGAAGAAACATCCTTTATCACAATGAAGTTTCACATATTCACTCAGACTCATACTTTTTCTATGATCCAATCTTCTCAATAGTCAGGAACATATACATCCATTGCAACTCACTTCTCACAAGGAGGAATATCATATGCAAGCCATTCTATACCTCGTGCTGGAAACTTGTGTTTTGTATTGAAGTTCAACTCTCTAGTCTCACATTCTGGAATCATGAGAACTTTTCTGAGTGTGTGTTCGGGAACGCCTGAACTGGCAGGCGTGACCGTTCAATCAGCAGCATATACTGAATTTGATAAAAATGAGATCAAAGCTTTTTTTTCTGTACCTTGGCAATCAAGAGTCTTGACTTGTATACATTTCTGCAATTTGTCAATATCTTGCTTCATGTCATTTATTTGACCGGACATGGTGTTGTCTTTTTCTTTCCAATCTTTCTCAGCATTTATACGATCAAATCTTGTTTTCTCTATTTGACCGGAAAGAGTCTCAAGTTTCTTCTCATATTCCTTGATCTTAGAGTCAAGGATTCTTTGTTCAGTTGGATAGTATAATCCAACGAGTATAAGTGCAGCAATTGCTACAATAGCAACGTAAAATTTTTTCATAGAAAAATATTAGTGATAAAATTGGTATTTATTTTTGAAACTGTTTGAGATCAGGTTTTGTGATCTTCTTAGGAATTGTTTCTTCATTCATAGGAGTGAATTCTCACTCAGCCAAGTAGGAACCTCATATTTCAACGAAACGTCTTGCGGCGATACCCTCGACGGTCTTCTGCATCATAGCGTGCTTGTGTGAGATCCACATGAGTTGCTTCTTGTCGTAGTCTTTTGCAAGAGCTTCAACGAAGTATGGTTTTCCATCAGCTTGCCAGATCACACACCATGCACCAAGTATTGCTCATCGTTTGACGAGATCCATTCAGTGAATGTTTTTATGTGATACACTTCACTGAGATAGATCTGAGATATATTCGTCCTTGTCATACACTACGCCAGATTGCATAGACGATACACGAGGATTCTTGAAGAGTCGATCGATCAGGAATTTGTGAGAGAGAATGTTGACGAGTTCTCCTTTGGAGTTCTTGTACGCCCACATCTCTCATGCGAGAATGTTCGCTCAGCATGCTTGTGCTCTTTGAACTGTGAGAGAGATTTCAGCGACTGAGAAGTTCTTGAGTACAGTTTTCTGTATCAGATCAAGACGTTCTTTGGCTGTCATATCTTTGCTCATAGTCTGCTGGATTGCAGCTGAGGCTGTTTCTACTGAGAGCTCTTGAGCTTTTTCCTCTACTGTTTCTTCAACAGGAGGAGCTTCGATGATCTCAGCTTCTTGTACTGGATTTTGATCAGTCATACGTGGTAAAATTAGAGAATACAATATCAGATATATCAAGCAGGTTGCCATTCTCATTCAGAGTTCCAATCTAGAGCAGTATGGACTTCGAACGTTCGTCATGTGATTGTCTTGTAGATCTCTACGAGTTGCTTTGGTTCTCATACAAACTCTTTTTTGACGAGTGTAGAGTTTTGGAGAACTCTGAGAATTCAAGGATCCATGTCGCGAAGTGTTGTTTCCATTATTTGCAGAAGTTAGGAGCTAGATTTTGATCGTGGCCATATCACTCACAGGTGATCATACGACTGAAGTCTCGTTGTTCTTGAATGTCTCTATGGATAGCATATGCTATGTACACAACAATCAAGAGTGTGATGATCTTCAGTATTTTGACAATCTTATCAAGTTTTTCTATTTGTGTTGTTTTCATATTATGCAGAAAACATGAAAGAAAAACTGAAACCTGATTGACCTGCTTCCTCAAGACATGATCGAACTTCTTCGTCTGTCATTGGTTTTCCGCAGAGTAGCGGACGACGTGGGAATGTGATATGATTTGTGCTCATATATGTATTGGTAAAAGGATAGAAACTGTTGTTGTACGCCGTAGCGAATCTCTATGAGATTGTCATGCTCACTGTTGTTGCGTTCAACGAAACCATTCTACTTATTTTTTCCTCAAAGTAAAGTTTTTTTACGAGTTTTCAAAGAAATTCATATCTGGATTATTCTGCAGGAGTAGCTTCTTCTTGATGATATACGCTGGATTTGTGCGTGTTCAAGCTGATTTCACATCCTCTACGATCGTTTCTGATCACTTTTTGTACACAAAATCAGCAATATATGATACTCACAAATGAGTTTGTCATTTATGCTTGAATGACGGAATCAGTTGGTACTTGACTTGACACTTCAGATCTGAGATGATCTTCCGTTTCTCTTCATCACGAAGCACAAGATACCGTTCGAACTCCTTCTTGGAATCGAACTTGATTCACATATACAAAACCTTCTTTGCTCAGTACTTGTTCTTAGTCACCTTGATAGGGACTATCCCCTTCGGTTCGAATGGATTCATTTTTGGTTTGTAGTAAGATGATAAATTTTTCAGCGATAGCTCTGCGGACTGCAAGATCAAGAAACAGTTTGTCATATGCTGCATGACAATTGAAGTCGCAGACAAGTCAGATATTCTCAAGGAGTAAACGGAATTGAGGATACATTCATTTGGAGAGAGTATGAGGGAAACATCACGGCTTCTTCAACTCATCTCCTACGAATGCTCAGAACACTGTTTTTCAGCATACCATGCAATGTCTATCTCAGCAGTTCCAACGTTCACGGAAGACATCTACCTCAGTTCACTCTTCACTGAGTCGCTTTTGCTTCTTCAGTCAGATCTTCCTGATCGGAGTTTTCTTGAGAGGTTTCTTTTCTCTCTCAGGAGTTGGAAAGGTTCTGAACTTGTCAAAACTACTCTTCCAGCCACGTTCTGGCTTTTCTCAGCATGATTTTGGAAACTGCATAGAGTCAAATAATTTTGGTAAGTAAGAGCACATTTTGGATTCTGAATATCATTTTCAGGATCTATCCAGAATGGTTCGAGCCAGCAGTCTCTAGGATTGTAGTAGAACATTATGTGAGAGCTTTATGAATAGAAGTGGATTGCATTCTGTCTGCTTGAGCCATAGCCTCCATGATTATTTCCATTTCTTCCTTTGTGATAGGTTTGCTTGGACGTTCTCTTGAAGATCAGTCATCAGGTCTGAATATATCATTTTTCTCTATGAATGCTCTGTATGCAACTTGCCGTTGCTTGTACAGGTGCATTGTGAGAGCTTTCTTGTAGACCTCATATGCTTGACTGAATTCCAGATATTCTCTATCTGTGAGCTCAATGTACACTCTATGCTTTCAGTATGACTCATGATATTGAGTGACCTGCGGGATAGTCTTTGCCCACACTTGGAAGAAGAACTTTCTCATGATTCATCGAGTAGGAACTGTGAAGCACCTCTCTTTCCGTTCTTCAACTCAGATCTCTGTGAGAGTTATGTCATATTTTTTCATTATGACATCGAGTTGCCTTGCAGCATTCTCAGCTTCTCAGCCTACTCACTGGATCTTTAGTGCAAGAAGTTTTCTTGCGAGTTCTACATATTTTGATTTGTCCATAATTATTTTGAGAGTAAAATATCCATTTGATCCTCGAGACATGTTGCAGATTCAAGTTCATCAGTGAGATCTGTTTCTTCCTCAGCTTCGATGATCTCTATCTTGTCAACTTCGAATTCTCAAAGATAGTATTGCTCGAGATATTCCTTGAGTCATTCTTCATCTCTCATCTCGCTATCTACAAGCTGGAGTTGCTTTCATGAGAAGATCTTCTCGAGAGGAGGAATAGGCTTTGTAGTCACTTTGACTTTGAGTTTGGAAAGTTCGAGAGGTCGCATAAGTGGAAAAGTTATTGATTAGAAATTTCTAAAAAGTTGAGGTTTGTTCTCTTGAATCCAAGTGATTGAATGACCAGCACGACGAAGTTTTGCATATTCACGGTTTGCATATGAGTTTGAAGTAGTGATCATAAGTGGAAAAATTAGAAGTTATTGTTTCAACAAAATGATTCTAATTAAATTTTCCTAGAAGTAAAGTTTTTTTTATGCAGAATATTCAAATATGTCTGAGGTTTCCTTTCTACGATCTTCTCACTTCATGACTATAATATCAGTATTGAGAAGCAATCTGCTTGCAATTCTTTCATCAAGTTTCTTCTCTATCTCAGCGAGAGAAAGATTTGTAGTCCATATTGTTGGAAGTTTTCTTTCTATTCTCTGATCAAGAATAAAAGTCATATTCTTGATATATGCTTCAGATCAATCTGAAACTCAGAGATCATCAAAGAACAGAAGACTACATTTGATCATACATTCCATTGGAAAGAACTCAATTCATGACTCCCAGTCTTTTGGACCTTTGAGTCAAAGATTATTGCTTTCCACATGTTTCTTGAAAAGTCAATCAGAGATCTTGTATTTGAAACTTCACTCAAATGCGTCAAATAATTTCTGAGCTTGATATGTCTTTCAAACTCACTTTGGACCATACATCAAGAGATTTCTCGTGTAGTCGTATGTTGTAAAATCGAATTTTTTCATAATTAAAAAAAATTAGGGGATTCGTTGAATACTTCTGTCAATGTCTTCTTCTCAGGTTTTGAGAATCAAGAAGTCTTTGGTTCGAACAATCATTGGTATCATCAGGAGATAGCGTTGTCTATAGCTGTGATTGCTTTATCTTCTCACCATGATTTCAGTTTTCATAGTTGAATCTGCATTGCACGGTCGGTGACAGGTTTCTTTCTAGCTTTTCTGTCATCTATCCATTCTTTGTACTTCAACTGAAAATTGGCTGAAAATTCAGGAATGAATATTACTTCTTCGATAGAAGAAGTATCTGTTTCTTTTATTCTATTTTCTTTTATTTTGCTACTTTTTGCCACAATTTGCTTAGCACTTGCTACTTTCTCCATTCTAGCAATACCTCACATTGAACCAGCTTTTTTACGTTTTTCACGAATTTCTTCCATTTTTGCAATATTATTTTTCACACGTTGTGACCAAAATATATCTCACTGTGACTCAAAAAGTTCGTAGTCTAAAATCATGCTTTTGATCATTGCTTCTATCTCAGTAGCAGATCAAAGCATTTGCGAAGCAATTGCTTGAAAAATATATGGTTTCAATGGAAGTTCGTGTTCCTCATTTGAGTGAAGCATTTCAACGATTCGCCAATAGACTCAGTATCACATTCATCACCAAGATCACAGAAGTGCTTGGATCTTAGGATCAGAGGTTGGCTCATAATCATGTTGAAAGTAGAATGTTTCTTTCATAAAATTTAGAATAAAAAAATCCCCACAATAAGAGCGTGACGGAACTTATTGTGAGGACTGCACTCCCCTTGCGGTTTCATTCCCTTGCGGGTATTTTCAGACTAGAGTGCAAGTAAAAGTTGTCACGCTTTTATTCATACACGGATTGTACTCGACTTTTTGAAAAAGTAAAAAAGAAAATCCTCCAAATACATGGAGGATCTTTGTCGAACAACTTTTCCACAAGAAATTTCGACTTTCACATTCTACTTGAATCAAGAGTTTCGTACATTATTTCAAGAGTCATTCAAGGTTGAATCTTTTTTGTGTTGCCTATGGAATATATGGAAAATCAATTTTCGTTCAATCTACATGCATCTGGTGAGTCCAGAGTGCATAGGAAGTCTCCATTGGGAATGCTATCAGCATAATCAGTGAGATTATTGCTCGAAGTATCATTCAAATATTTTAGGAGTAAAATTACGATGCGAACATCGTCTTGATACCTGAAGTGATTGCTTCAACTCATTTTTCTTGAATCACTTTGAGATCATTTGGATTTGAGATGAAACCAAGCTCCATGAGAAGACCAAAGATTCGAATATCACGAATTGCTCAGAGTCTTCACCATCTGTTCTCAGTATCTGCATGAACTCCACGACCTTTGAGTCCTGTGAGTCGAGTATACTCCATCTGAAATTGTTTTGCCTCTCACTGTGCCCAAGTGTTTCCTCATACAAAATATGTAGTCACACCAGTTGCTTTAGGAGTTGCAGAATCGAGATGAAACTCGAAGTATGCAGCAAGATCTTTCTGTGAGTTCACCCACTTATTTCTTTCCTTGATACCTAGTCACTCAGGACATTTCACAATAGTGAATCCTGGTATACCTTTCTTGATTATAGTATCGATGATCTTTTTTGTAGTGTTAGCTTCTGTTGTTCAGTTTGCTGCAGCACCACGATCACCTTTCGAGAAGTTATGGCCAATGGCCAGTGCGATTTTTACCATATGAAAAAAGTTATTTTGTAAGAGAATTAATTTTGTCTTCAATGATCTTCTCGCCTTTACGATCTACAATACTGAGAACTGCTCTCACCATGTAGCCTACAAATACTGCAATTGGTACCTTGAATCATCCAGAAGGAAGAAGTGAGTAGATAGATCCTGCAAGAAGAAAACCAGAAGCCATATCAGCAAGAAACCACTTCAATTTGATATAATCCTCATTCCTGATCATTGATGAATACCTAATAAGGACTCCAATAGATCCAAGGAGTCCTGAAATTGCAAAAGAGAGAATTTGATCGAGGATTGCACGCATAGAGAAAAAAGGTGTTATTTGCTAGAAGCGATTTCCATTCGATAGAGTTCCATCAAAATATGATGAACGACTGCAGCATCGAATGTATAGTAGAAGAACTCTAGCGGAGCCAAGGTATGTGCCACATAGTAGCTCATTGCCCATATATCTGCGAAAAGAAGCATCAAGAGAACAACGAGAGAAGAAAATGATTGTATAATTCTGAGATCGTTCATTTTTCATTGCTCTCAAAGTGTTCTTCAGTTCTTTACGATAAATTTGCACACTCTATAGATTGCGTATACTGCATATCCTCATACGAGGATATTGATGAACCACATCGTGTAGAGTCAGAGTTCTATGCTTTGAAGAATAGTAGTCATATAGAGGAATATAATGGGAAACCGAAAAAAGTAAATTATTTGTACACGAAGTATTCTTTTCAACCAAGTCGCACTGTATAGTAGAAGATCAATGCAAGTCATGTATACTGAAGAACTCAAGTCTTGGAAAGATCTGCATTTCCAATATCGTTCATGATCCTTGAAAAGAATCAAAGATCACACTTCAACCTCTGAGCTTCATCACCACCTTGCCAGTATGTGAAGTCGTGAATATCACATGAAGCCTCTACAAAGATCAGTCGTAGTTTCTTGAGAGACCACTTGAGGATCCATCGAACTATTCTCTGATCGATCTTGTTTCATGCTCACCCACATCAATTCATAATTAAGTTGGCCCTTAGGAATCAGTAGTCTCATGAATTGAGATCTTTATAGGAAAGAGTTTTGTAGTGAGAGAGCACTACTTCGAGTTGTTTTTTGTCTAGCTTTTTCATACTATATTTTGAGAAAGAATGGTATTCAGAAACTTTCAGAGATGAAGTATCACTCTTCTTGTTCCTCGAGAGTTGTATATCGAGTGATCCATACTTTTGGATCTTCTATCACGTTAAGATTCAATATTGATCCTATACGCTCAAGAGTTCTTTGTATGTAGACAATATCGATTGGAAGAAGAGTGAGGAGTTTGTCATCTATTTCCACAAATCAAAATTTATCACCTCACTTGTATTTCTCATGAGGAATGAATCACTCAGATATTGAGGCAACTGATTTCATTCACTCTTGCAAAGGAGAAAAAAGCTCTGGATAGTTTTGAGTCTGTCCTCAGAGTGAGTAGTTGTTTCACTGAGAATCAGTCCAGCTTCTGTATGAGTAGTATATACGAGACATATTATGTAAAAAATAATGAAGTAAATAGGCGTTTAATTTGATTTTTTGTGTACACTTTCAAGTGTCATGATACAAAATTTATATCTCCACTGTACCAATCAGTATATAGTGTTTGCTGATAGTTATTAGTTCCAATACATCACTTACAATCTGTTTGATATGCTGGTCAAAATGTCCACGCCACACTGACATCGAGAGTACCGTCAATATAGATCTTCATCGTTGCTCAGTCATATACACACGATACAAGGTGATTTTTTCCGTCACATACATTTATCGTTCATATTGCACTCTTGTAGTCTGTATTTATTGTATACCCTGTATTTTTTCAAATTGAAAATCATACAACATTTGTATTTTGTATGCTTATTTGCCATCAAGAAACTGCTGGAGTAAGCTGAGAATATGATTGTGCTACAAGTTTATATGATCCTGTGGCTGAGGTTTTTATGAGAGCATTGATGGTGAAACTTCCAGTGAGTCGCATAGTTGCTCACATTTCTATTTTTGAGCTCGACCCGTTGAAAGTCATAGGAAAGAGTCATTTTGCGTTCTGTGCAGCAAATACTACGTTCGCTGCTGTTCACACTATACCTTTTCCACTTTGATCGTACACAGAATTTGAAGCATTCTTTCCTGTATACAAGAACTCAAGACCTTCTGAGAACTCCTCAGGAAGATATTTCCCAGTGAATGGAACAGAAGAGTTGCTGTATATTGAAGCCTCAAGCCAATCCATATATGATGGATTTCATGTACCTTGTCACATTTCTATTCGAATATATGGATATACTGTATCTGTGAGAAGATACTCATGGAGTTTTGTAGTCTCAGTAGTATCCCATATTTGGAATTTGTATCATGTAGCAGTGATCTCAGAGCGAATCACATACCAAGTTCCAGCTGATATTCACGTTGCACTTTCATAGACAACAGTACCGGCTGAATTATATACTCGAGCTCTTGCTGTATATCCTCAAACTGTAGAGGACCATATTCAGAAAGTCACTTTTATATCAGCATTGCTGTTTCCAAACTGATGCCAATTATTATGTCACCAAGTGTCATTGTCTGCAAGGTATCTTGTCTTGAGAACTGATCAGACTCAAAGTGGAGCAGCATATGCTTTTCATATCCATACACGACCATCATTTGGATATGTCACAAGATTTCATCATGTCACTGCCCATGAACCATAAGTTGTTCTTGTCCAACCATTTGTCTGTGTGTCATCAGTTGCAAAGTCCATACGAGTATAGTCTAGCACTGAAGAAGTTGAAGGACCTTGTGAGAATCCAAGTAGTCTCAATCACTCTTTGTACAGATTTTTTATTTCATCCTCTGAAAGAATTCGATCATATATTCTCGCTCACTGGATATTTCACAAAAAATGTTCACTATTTGCAAATTGTCAGATATTCATCTGAGTTGGAGTTTGTGTCTGGTATGTATATCCGTTGAAAGTATCAGTGAGCACTCCATTGATCCAAATAGTGAGTTGCTGTCATGTTGAAACCTGAGCCACTATATGAGTCCATGTATTCAACGGAGGAGTGTATGATCAAGCATTCTGTGCAGTACCATGGAAACCTATCTTGTCTCATGTAGCATGAATGTAGAGCATATAGTTGTAGTATGATGCATCGCGATTCACAATTATGTCTTGGTATGTTCATGAGCTTGTTCGCTTGATCCATACAGACATTGCAATTGCTTGCCCATTTGATCTTTGAAAAGGAGCACCGTATGCAATACTAGACGCAGCAAAAACAGGCATTTTTGCCTGGTATCATTTATCTGTCGTTGCGTATGTGAGATTTGAGATCGTCAAGTTTGCTCAGCTTCACGAAGTGTCATTTCAATTTCAGTCAAGAAGCCATTCTCTCACAAGTCAATCAAGAGGCACTGTATGTTGTCTTCTGAGTATTGTCATAGTGTGTTATGCAGAAACAAGTTGGAATGAGAAGTTTGAACCTGATACTGTAGATCATACCTGTGTGATATATACCTCGAGTTTGTCATTCTCAGCAATAGCTGCAGAAGTTGTTGCATCGGTGATATACATACCGTTTGTTGCTGATGCTGTAGTCGCGATCGTAGCAGTACCTATAGCAGTTCAGTTTTTACGGAGTTCACATATGAAGTTTGCTCCTGTAGGAAGAATAGAAAGACAGATCTTGAATTTTGAAGCTGTAGGAATCACTTGACCTGATACATTCACCCATGTAGATCATACCACTTGGACTCATGGAAGATAGCCTTCATAGCATATCTTTGCAGTACCTGTTCAACCTCATCATGTTCATATCTCAGTTCAGTTCACCTTTACTTTACCAGTACCGTTTGTGACGAAATTTATGTCGCCATTCGTCATCTCATTATTGATCGTCAATGTTGTCAATCAAGCTCATGCAAATCACATGTATGCTTTACGAACAAGATTCACAAACCATCAAAAAAACACATGATCAGATCAATTAGCAGCAAGTCAAAGTCCGTTTGTTGTATTTCACCAAGCTGAGTATACAGTTTTCGAAAATGATTTGATTCAGTCAATAGTTTCGTCAGTAGTCTTGTGAACAGTAGCCGAATCATTTGCCTTCGCTAATAGAGCTGAGTCAACTTGTGTCTTTGTATAGACGTCAGTTGTGTTCGCTTTGAGATTGATACTGTTATTGAGAGTTGTGATCGAAGCATCTATCTGAGTCTTTGTGTAGACGTCAGTTGCTGCTGCTTTCAACAAAAGCTCAGCAACTATACTTGCTAAGCTAGAATTGAGATATACTCTTGCCTGTTCTCATGATTCACCAGGCTGGAATGTGTGAATATCGACTGCCATAGTATTATGTCTTGATTATGAAGTTGAACGTCATATATGGTTGCAGGTTGTTGTGAGCTTGACCACCTCCTGTATCTTGGATATATGGGATTCATCCAGGATTCAATTCTGTATATCATCCATATGATGAATCAGATCATGTTTGAATACCTCTTGCAGAACTTCAACCATAGTCTCATTGATTCTTGATAGAATGGTGATGCGTAGGCATCTCATTGATTGACAGAGTATGAGTCTTTGCTCCACCTGTTTTTCATATTGTATTGAACTCAGTTTGTGTAGCATCAAGACCAACTGGAACTCTTCCTTTCATATTTGGAAGGTTGAATGTAGTTGTTCCATCTCAAGATCCGTATGTCAATCCAATGACTGCAAATAGATCAGCATAGAGAGTCCTAGATACTGCTGATCAATCACACATGAGATATAGAGTTGGAGCTGTAGCACCACAATACATAGTGATCGATCATGTAGGAGCTCAAAGACTTCCAGGATTGATATATGCTTCATTTCCTGATGGATCTGTTGACATGATTTTGTTTGCAGTCATACCAATTCGAAGACCTCAGTTCTTGTTCAACTTGTTTGTTCAAAGACTTTCAACTTCATCTTGGACCTCTCTCCACGTTTGAGCTGTCACTATGAGAGTCACTGAATCGAACTTGCTGAATGATTGTGCAGTTTTTGTCTGAGCTTGAGCTGTGTCGCTCACAGGACAATTTTCCCATGCTCTCACAATAGAGAGAGTGTCACCACTTTTTCAAGTGACTTTTACAATTTCTCGTTTCGTGACTGCTGAAGAAACGAATTTTTCGAATTTCAGAAGGAATGGAAACTCATCAGGAAAAAGTGCTCCGTCACCTGCTTTGAGAGTGATCGAAGTGGCTGATGCTGATATATCAAGATCCAAGGTAGACTTGGCCAGGTTTGATGCAACGTATTTTATCATAGAACTTCTTTAGTAAAGGAATCAAAATATGAAAGGTCGACTACTACTTTGAGCTGATTGTATTCTATTTTCTGGATTTGTAAATTATAGAGGGTATAGTCTATATTGCGTACTGAGATATTCATTCAAGGTTCGAGTTCCTCGATTCCTGCTGTACGAGTCTGCATTCACCATATGTCAGTCTCACTCCAAATTGATTTTGATCTCCAAAGTGATCATAGAGAAAATGTGAACTTGTCATTGAGGGTGATTCTGATCTTCTTGACTGGATCCTTGAATTTTGCTATATACTCCTGAGCGAACTTGAGTCATGAAGCGTTGTCTGGAAGATCAGTCCTAGTGAGGTATGCAGCTTTGCGTCAGTATGTAGCTATGGAAGAAGTTGACTGAGAACTCACAACTCATACGTTCGTTTTTACTTCAACAAAATTGACGATCTTTTCTGCATCTTCTTCAACTGAGATATTTTCTACATTGTTTCACAGGATTGCAAAGTCGTTCGATATACCATATGGAAGGTAGTTGACTTTTCAAAGTTTGTCACAGTACCACCAAAATGTAGGAGTCAATTCTCATATGTCTTGAAGTGACGAGAGGTAGTTTTTCTTGTCAAATGTGATCGACTGAGTTCATCCATAAGAAGAAAGAGATCACTTTGAGACATATCCAGGTTGTAGAGTATTGAAAGAATCAATAATAGATCCAATCATTGCTGATGGATCTGCACCTGTGAACACAAGAGAATGATTCTCGTCATTGAGTTTTGAGAAAAGTCATAGAACTACAAGGGTGATCTTTTCGATTCAACCTTGGTATGTTCTTTTGATCTTTGAGATGATACCTGAATAGATATGGATTCACGTTGGATAGAGATCTGAGCTCACATATACCTTCAGAATATCACTTTGGACGTATGTTGAATCTCAAAAAGTTGTCTTGAGATCAATTTCCACATCACCCTGTCAGGCATTTATCTGTGAGGAATACGAAAAATCGTTCATGACATTCTTCAGTATACCTTTGAACGTTCAAGATTTTGAGTAGACCTTGTATGTGAATTGTTTTTGTGCCATACTAGAGATAGTTTTTACTGAATTTTATTGCAACATCAGCTGAGAAAGTACCATTGACTGTGAGGGTGAACTGATTGATTCATCGATCGAACTTCGGAAAGACTCATGTGAAGTCTACTGATACTCAATTGAGAAGCACTTCCATATTTGCAGAGTCGATCTTCAATATGCTTCATGCTCCTATTGATCCAGAATATGTGAGAGATTTTCCACCTGATGAGAACACAACCGAGTTTGTTCCTGATGCAGAAGCCATCACTAGAGTGAGAACTGGATATGTCTCTTGGTATCACTGATTGTCAACTTCATCAGCAATATTCGCTGTGATCCCAGTGAAAGAGTAGTTTTGATCATTGACTGAGCTCATGAAAGAATCTGTACTCATGAGAACGATCTCGAACGGAACAAAAGTGACATGGTATGCTTTTCTATGGATACGAATATCTGTACATGTAGCTCTGATCTTTCTGTATTCTCCTGCATACTTCACTTTGAGAAGACCTTCCTTTTTTGAAAATGAATACTTTACTTGATCAATAATGCTTTCGAGATCTTCTTTCGTTGTTGACTTCAAGATCCCCTTGATAGAGATCTTCTTCTTTCTCCAAAGACGAGACTGAAAACCTGTCCCGTCTTTACCTGGAAGATTGTACGCTTGGTATTCTGAATCTCATGAATCTTCGAAGTTGAAGTCCTGTACAACAATGAAACCTCCCTCAAGAGAGAAGTCATTGAATCACATGAAGTCACGAGATATTGCAGCAACCTGTGAGGTCCTAGCAAAATCAGATCAGTATAGAGTATTTCAGAACATAGGAGAAAAAAGTTATGCAAGACCTTGGCGATAGAGTTGTGTGTCACGAACAAGTGCATCCTTGACTTGAGACACGATCTCACGAATATCAGAATCATTTCGAACTGTGACGCCACCAAAATTGATAGTGACAGACTGTCATCCTCACATTTTATCATTTGACACTATAGATCATGACGTAGAAGGAACGAAGAGCTCAGGACCACGTTCACCAACGAGATATGGTTCACCAGAAGACACAGGACCTCAGAATGCACGAGTTCAAGTGGATCATCATGATGATCACATGCCTGCAGATCTTTGTAGTGCTATGACTTCACGGAGAGAAGCAGCAACTGAGTTATATTTTGCAATCAGATCCAAACTCATCTTTGAAGTCTCTTCTTTGAGGTTTGTATGATATGCTGCGTATGCGATTTTGAGATCTTCAAGGTGAGATTTCTGAAGTGAGAGCTTTTTCTTGAGGATCTGATTTTCATCGTCATATTCTTTTTTGAGCTGTGCTTGTTTTTCCTGTATAGAGATTGCAAGATTGATATTCTCTTGATCCTTGATTTCCACCATAGCACCTGCAGTATCTTTGTAGAATGCTTTCACTACACCATTCTCCTCTTGGAGCTTGAATCGTGTATCGCTGATAGATTTTTGATTTGCTTGAGCTTCTAGGATAGCTTTCTTTTCCATCAAGATAGTCATTTCTTCTTGCTTTTTCTTCATCTCCTCGTCCATCTTCTTTGTGTTGTCGAATACGATTTGCTGTGCTTTGTTCATCGCATCGTATGACTCCACTTGCTTCAAAATGATCTGATCTACTTTTGATTGTATGAATTCTTGCTCTTGAGTGAGACTGTTCTGCTCTGTCTGAAGATCTGTGAGTCTTTGAAGTTTGTCAGGATCAATAGTGGTATCCTTTGACATATCAGAACGAGCGCTTGCTGTTTCTTTTTCTATATCAAGAAGACGTTTTTTGATCTCTACTGATCTCTGAGCAAGATCTGTATTTCACTCTGTCTGAATATCAAGTTTCACCTTTGAGGTTTCGTCTGCAAGTTTCTTTATTGCTGCATTGACTTCTGATACTGCTTTGACTCACTCTTGTTTGTACTTCACCCATTCTCATGTGATCTCTTTGATCTTAGCACGAGCATCATCGATCTCCTTCTTTGTCTTCTCATATCAGTCTATGATCTTTTTTGCTGCATCCTCTGCTTGAGTCTGCATTTTCTTGAGTTCTTCCTTTGCTCATTTTGCTCAGCTTCATGCTTTACCACCACCAACAGAGCCAGCATCTCACATATCTTTGAATCCTGCAATTGTTCACTGAATACGAGAAGTGAGATCAGAGGTATTTGTCTTCGTAGTTGACATTGACCCATTGAGCTTTGCAAAGTTTGTCTCGATCTTCGTAGCAGCATTCTGAATATCTTTTGTCATTCACTCGTTTGCTTGTGTGAGCACTGCAGATATATCTTTTCATGATTCTTCAGCTGTGGCCTTCATAGAGTCCATCGCTGCACCAAAGAGGTTCTCAGAGAAGTGTATAGTATCAAGAGCAGTCATTCAGAGAACTGATCGAACGAGATTGATACCATGAATCACACCATTGAGGAGCTTCTCTATAGGCCAGAATGCACCTGCAACAAGGCTCATGACACCAGAAACGATCGCTTGGGCAGCAACCTGTACAACATTCCATGCAACTCAGAGTCATGCAGCAAGTCCTCTGATGAATATCGATATGACTGCACCTGCAGCTGCCACTGAATTCGCTATGAACATGAACACTTCTTTCCAAACTGATGCTTGACTTTTACCAGAATCCTGTGTATATCCAACGATTGCATCCATGACTGATGCATATATATCTCAGAAGACTCATAGGATTCACCCTATAGTGTCCAAAATATCTGCAGAATAGGTAAACAAGGCATTGAATACGTCTGTTATATCTGCGCGATTCTTTTCAAACCATGCATTGATATTTGTGAGGAAGCCCTTGATTTTGTCAGAAAGGAACTGTCATGAATTTCCAACGAGAGATTTCATATTGTCCATGAGGTTTGACCATTGACCTGTGAGAGTCTGTGCCATCTTTGCCATATTACCTCAGAACTTCTCATTGAGACCTGTCATAAGTGCCGCAATACCTTTCTCAGCAGATATTCCAGAGCTTCATATGTCAGCAAGTTGCTTCTTAGTGAGACCAAGTTGCTTCTCAAGGATCTGATATACAGGAAGACCACGCTCAGCAAGCTGCATGAGCTCTTCAGCTGAGATCTTTCATTTTGTCTGTATCTGTCAGAGTGCTAGGACAACACCTTGGAGATCTGCATCACCACGGCCTAGTGCTGCCATTGAGTCACCAAGTACATTGAGTATTGGAAGAGTTTTCTCAGCAGCGAATCACATACCAAGCATTTGCTGAACAAGAGGAGTGAGTGTTGTCTTCTGGAATGGAGTCTTTGAAGCGAATTCGTCTATGTCACGAAGCATCTGTAGGGCCTTTTCCTGTGATCATAGGAGTGTTTCAAATCAGATCTTTGCATTCTCTACACCACTTGTCAACGAAACAAAACCTTTGAATGCTTCAAAGGCTCAATACGCTCACAAGACTTTCTTTCACATACTCATGAAAGAATCTGCAACAGAGTCAGTTTCTCACTTCATCTTTTTGAGACCAGCTGTAGCTTGATCATTGAGCTTGATTATGACTTCATGTTGGTTGGTAGACATAGGGTGAAAATAAGAAAAAGTGGATCGAAGTGATCCACCTTATTGTGCTTGCCGTTTTGCTTCTTTCCATTGATACTCAAGTTCCATCGACATGATCATCGAGTGGAGATCGATCACATTGTGATCTTGCTCATCGAGTTCTGCTGGAGTGCAATGGTAGAGGTTTTTTATGAGCAAGTATTCCACATATTGAGTAGGCGGATTTCTTCAGGACTCTATCGAGTTTTGGATTCTTCTGTAGAGATCTGAGGTTGGCTTTTTTTTTGATCGACTTCTTGAATTGCTGCAAGAATTTCGTCAAACTCGCTTGAATCTATATCGTCAAGTTGTGCTTGAGTGAGATTTGCCATTCACATAACGAGAACGTCGTTTGCTCGTTGCATATTAGATGCAGGGAATTGCTGAATACCATCAGCACCAACCATCACATCTTTTGCAAGAGCTTCGTTGTATTCTCGATCGATCTTGCGGGATTTTGAGTCACGGAGATTGATTTCGCGACCAGTGGAAAGAGTTATGAGAGACATAGGAGGAAAAGTTAGAGATTAGGAACTAGTATTGTGCTGATATAGCATTCTGCAGGTATGCAGAAAGTGTCTTTCCATCAGCTATGGAGAAGACTCCCTTGAGACCAACTGTCTGAGAGACAATTTTATCTGAATCATTTCCACGTTTCCATTCTTCAAGAGAAACGAGTGGAAGATCAAAGCCAATTTCTGATTTCTTGGTAGTACCAATAAGATCAGTTCCTTGAGCAATGAGCTCTACATGTTTCTTTTGACCAGCAACAACCATACTGAGGATTGTGTCTGAATCATAGAGGAGCTCCATATCACCTTTCACGGTGAATGTAGTGTTGTGAATAGACTCGATATTGTCAGATCCAAGAGCCATATATTTCTCAGGATTCTTCTCGATAGTGAGTTTGAAGCTAGATGCTTTGACCACTGATCCATCGAGTTTCACTGCAACACCTGATGCAAGGAATGTCTTCTGGGCAGTATATGCTGGAGTCTTGTCAGTTATCGTGACAAGTTTTCCACCTTGATACTTCACAGTGAACTTCACATAGTCACCTGATTTTGCTTCAATAGTGAAGGAATCAATGACTGAGTATGGAGCCTGCTTTGTACCAGCTGGACCATCTTCAGTGATAGTATATGAAACAGGACAGTTGTCATTCTTTCGAGAGAATGCATGATTATAGACACCAGTCTCGATAGTAGTTGGAGCTGCTGAAGTTCCGAATACTGCCATGAGAAGGTGACCGATGAAGTCATCGCGAACGATTCCTTCGATCTGTGTTTCAGAAGTGTTTTCTACTGGACGAGAATCAGAGATTTTGTCTATGATTCCAAGACCAGAAGTATCTTCTACGTTCTTGATGATAGGATTGACTTCAGCTTTTGTTGCTGGGATCCAGATTATTGGATCCACTGCAGTACCTGAAGTTGTCTCCTTTGCAAGACCGATCGCGACGACGCGTCCAATGTGAACGTTGCAAGTCATAAGAGAAAAGGATTATTGAAGTAGAGTTTCCCCTGTGCGAGGATAAAAAGTAGGAACTCATTTTGGCTTTGTAGCTTTCACAGTTTCCTGTTCAACTTGAGCTTCAACGAGATCTTCCTTCTTTGTGTCAGATTTTGTCATAAGAGTGAAAGAAAGGAATATAGAAGTATATTATTTGTATTCGGTATTTTGTAAATTATATTGCGACGTTCTTCAAGAATGACATTGATATGTCACAGACACGTGTAGGAACATCAGCATCAGCCCATCACCACTTCGCATTGAGGTCTAGCTTAGCAATACATGCATCACCAAAAGAAGGATCTTCTAGGAGCTTCGCTATGATCTCGTCTACTAGAGATCGCATATTTGCACATGTGTCTGCACGATCCTCTGCATGATCCATGACACGTAGAGTGAACTTCGTAGTGAACATATATGAGTATGCATCCTCGATGATTGCGTCAGTATCTCACTCCAGTATTGATACACCTGGGAATGACTGAAGATTCACCTGTTCTTCTTGAGCAAGTGAATTGATCGATGATATGGTTGACAGTTTGTCAAAGATTTTTTGTGAGAGAATTGAATACATAGTGTGCTATTTAGTGGTTTTTTCGATCTCAGCCTCTAGGACTGCTCATATGTGAGCCTTTCATTGTTCGAATGCAGGCATCAAATATGGTTTTCATTTCTGTACTACTTTGTTCGCATAGATCCATTTTCCATTCTTTTTCCACGCAAGGCGTGGTTTGTTCTTTGGGAGGATCGTACCTCAGAACTCTCGAATTCTAGCATATGGGAGGTTGGATCAGACTTTTCAGAGTGTTGGATTTGTTGTGTCTGATAGGATCGACCTACGGAGCGTTCATGTAGCATATGGAGAAAGAGTTATCGCAGTGGACCTGATCTCATGAGTGATCTTGATGATAGTGTTGCGCTCAGCTCTCTTGATATCAGGGAGTTGGCCTTTACTGATGATTTTTACTTCGCTAGTCATAATGATCACGTACTGTTATTTCAATATGGGATTCAACTGGTGAGCTATATGGTTTGATTCAGAGCACTTTCAGATCACCATTAGTTGTGCTAGTTATGAGATCACCTATCTTCACATTAAGTGAATCACAAAAAATCCTGAACATGTTTCCACCAGGACTATCATCATAGAGCATTTTGAGACTATCATCGAGAGGCTCAATGTATGCTTCAATGGAATTTTCCACCGCAGCATAGTCTCGCTTTGCTCACTGATTCAATTTTTTGATCGAGATTGTAGTGTTTGACATTATGAGCATATGATCACTTTTTTATATGCAGCAAGAAGTGCTGAGTACTGAATCTCTGAGTCTGATGATCATCCGTATTTCACTGTGAGATCACCTTGGCGGAACTCTGTCATGCCCTTAGCATTGATCTGAGTACGAAGATGATTGATATACAAGCACTGAGCGAGTTTGAGATCTCAAGGGACTTCCTCATATCATGCTTCATATTCCACTTCGATGAATCCAAAGGAATCAGGAGTGACAATATCCTTGAACATGAGCTTTCGTCCATAGAACTTGTACTCAAGAAGTGGAAGTGTATTCACACTTGGACTTCCATGAGGATTTAGTCAACGTAGAAGCACATGAGTGACAGTTTTGCAATTTCAGACTTTGATCGAATCAGTGACGGTGTCTTCTGAGATCGTAGAGACTCACAATTCGGAAAGAATCCCCGCTTCCGATTGAGAAAGAAGGGATTCGAGTAGAGTATCCTCTGAGGTTGTTGTGATTTTGAAGTATGATTTGACTTCGGCAAGAGTATTTATCATAGAAAGTGTGATAGTGAGAAGAGATATGTTTTCTCATTCGTAGGTGAACTTTATATGTCCTGCAATATGTTTCTATGCAAAACTATTTCTGTTCATCTCCTTGAGCATCCTGTGAGGTTGAATTTTCGTCAGTCTCACCATTTTCATCATTTTCGTCAGAATCTGTGTCAGTTTCAGGATCTTTGTCTTCCTCATCAGTGTCTTTTTCATCTTTTGGATCTTTGTCTTCCTCTTTAGGAGGTTCAACATCTTTTTCCTTCTTTTCAGTTTTTGCTGCCTTCTTAGCAGCTTTCTTTGCTTCAGCATCTTTCTTGATTTGAGCCTTGCGATCTTCCTCAGAAGCAGCTGATCGCTTTTCAGCATCAGTGACGATCACCTCACCTGCTTCATCTACATGAGCAAATAGGCGACGGTATCCTTTCGCAGTTTTGAGTTCTGCATCATTGACTTCAGCGATTTCACCAGGTTTGACAACCTGTTTTGTACCTTGTACACGGAGGAGCTGAGATTCCTCAGAGATATTTTGAACGAATGGCATATGGAGAAAAGTTATGAATAACATGAAGACCTCCGTAGAGATCTTCAATGTTGTCAACAACTACTAGAGAAGAGTGACATCGTATCCGAGAGCAACAGTTGGATCTGTTTGACCTGCGAGCTTGCTAGCGATAGCAAAACCAAAGTCGAAGTATCCAATGAGCATGATTCCCTTAGCAGGAACCTTGACCACTTCAATGTTGAACTCTTGACCGAATCCGTACTGTACTGCAACTTTGTTGAATGCGAGAACACCACCTTTGACATTGTCACCAGCAGTTGCTGAGACTTTACCTGTAGCATCAGTCTTCCAGAAGTCACGAGCGATGAATACATCAGAACCAAGGAGGTTTCCTACTGCACCAGTATTGATGGTAGAGTCACGACCTGATTTGTATGCTTCAACGAACTGAGCATCAGAGCTGAGCTTGTTGTTGGTAGATCGATTCATGAGGAAGATCACATCATCTGGATTCGTAGCCATATCACCGAGCTTGTCGTTGAGTGTGAATATGTCTGTCGTGTCAAGAGTACCAATATCAAGCGTTGAACTTTGATCGAATGCTGTCTTACGAAGACCAGTATGACCGAGAGCCCAGTGAGCTTTTGCATTGTACGTACCATTGATATTTCCAGTTGTTGCAGGATCTGCATTGATGATCATTGACTCGATAGTACGAGCTGCAGACTTAGCAATGAGGCCCTTGATCCATGTTTCTACGTCGATCTGAGAGTAGTTCAGCATCGCATTAGAGATAGGAATACGAAGAACGAGCTGCTTTTGATTGATCTCAATCTCTGCAGTAGCACCTTTGCTGTTTCCTTTGACTCCATCATAGATACCATCACCGTTATCAGTCCACTCGTCTTCTCCTTCGAAGAATCCGGCTTCACCGAGAACTGGAACCTTAGCAGACTTCGGCATGTTTGTTCCGTGATTACCAGGAAGCATAGCAAGAAGTGAGCTATATGTAGGGATCAATGAGATGATTTCATTGAGGAGAACACTATCAGGAACGAGTTCTGCACCATACCCTGTATTGGTAGTGTGAACAACTTCGTTGGCCTTAGTTTCTACATCATCACCGGCAGACTTTGTCTCACCGTTGAGGAGCGCTTTTATTTCGTCTATGCGCTGATCGACGAGTTTCTTAGACATAAGAAGAAAAAATGAGAAAATAAATTAGGACTTTTGAGCTGATTTGATCAGTTGTGTGATCATACCTGTGCTCTTAGATTCATCAGAAGTGAAGTCTACGCCTCAAATGATTGTTGCAAGACCTTTCTTCATAGGAATCTTTGCTATAACACCACGAAGTGTTTTCACTTCATCGTTCATAGCACTCACAAGTTCAATGAGCTTCTGAGAAACTTCATCAGACTTAGCGAGCTTGCTTTCTAGACTTGCGATTTTGAGTTGCATGTCATCGAGCGCTTTTTTCTCAAATGAGACAGACTTTTCCTCAGGAGTTTCAGGAGTGTCGACTATTTCAGCGACTGTCTCACTAGGTGTTTCACTAGCGGGAGCTTCTTCAACAACCTCAGGAACTTCAGGACTTTCACCTGCTGTTTCACCGACTTCAACTTTGAGGGCTTCTTGTGAGACGTCTGCAATTTCCTCTCCGTCAGTCGCGTCAACTACTGGAGGAGCATCTGTAAATTCTGGATTGTCAACTTCACCTGCATCAGCTTCAACATCAGCAGGAGTTTCTTCTTCGATCGTCTTGATTTCTGCAATAACTCGTGTCTTCCATTCTTTTGCCTCTTGAGCGAAGAATGATTTGATTGATTTCTGCATAGAGAATACTGCATGAGGATTTGCTGGAGTAGAAACCACTGAGATCTCAATGAGATCGAGTTCCTTGATTGTTCGAACGATTCCTTCACCATACCAAACATCTTCCCAGTCATATCCTGCTTCGTATCCAGCTTCAGTTGCTATGAGATCACCGTCAGCATTTCTGATTTCATACTTCTTTGGAATATATCCAATAGAGAATGCTCATAGAATACCGTCCTTGATCTTCTTCATACATTCATCTTCATCATACATGACATCACCAACTACTGCAAGACCTTTTGAGTCTATAGACGTTTCAGGGAATAGTCCAATTGGTTTGTCACTATTATGCTGAAGAAGCATGATAGGATTTTTTGCGAATGTCTCTAGTGTATTCTCAAATGCTTTTGGATCCACTACATCGCCGTAGCGATCTTGATCCTTTGTTGAAGCATATCCTTGAATTCTGAGAGTACCATCAGATTTGACTTCGATCGATTTTTGATCGATAGGCATTTGAAAGTGAAAAGTCTTTTTCATAATATAGAAGAAGTGAATAGGCTATGTTATATCCCAATAGTACTTTTTTTGTTCGATTTGTAAATTATTTTGATTTTGTTCCATTTTTACGTTTGCTTCGTACTCAATTCGTCTCCATTCAACTCATGATCTCAGCTCAGAAAGAGTCCATCCGTCTCTCCATCGAGAAACGTTGGTGTCACTAGGATCGACTCCTAGGTTCTTCAAGAATGCTTGATCAGTCATTCGAGTCATTTATTCAACATGGTAAAGTAGTGAACATCTACATCGAGGATTGTCAGAAGCTGGGGGAATCATATCACCTGTTCAAGAAAACTTCTTTTCAAGTGGTACCCATCAATCTTCTTCATTTTGTGTATGTGTAGCAGTCACCTTAGCATCATGCACAGTACTCCACTTCTTGTGCACTACATATCATTCAGCAACAAGAGCCTGTGAAGCTCTGAATTCCCCAAATTGATATGCTTTTCCTACTTGATTGATAGCTATGAGTTCTGCACGTGTTCGTGAGAACACAAAAGGATCCAACTCCTCTATTCTATCCGCAATTTGAGAATATGAAAGTCAATTTTTCACTCATTTTGCAACTGCATCCTGTATGCGTTCAACAGTAGTGAGAGTGATAGATCACTTCTTCTGAGAGAGGTGAAGTCCTGTGAGAGCTTCGATATACACAGCCTCAGGTTTTGTAGCGATAGAGAAGTCTATCTCGAACTTTGGAATCTTGTCAGCTTCAGGGTGATCTTTCGCACCTCTCTTGATGATTGGCTTTATTTTGTCAACGAGTTTCTGGACCAATGGCGAGATCCAATTGTCGAGGAATATAGAAAGAGAATCCAGAACTCACTTCTGAGAATCTAGTTTTCTCAAGTGCTCCTGGATTTTCTTTCGGTCCTTCTTGAGAGCTTGATACATAGCGTTTGCTACGACCTCCTCTTGTCTTTTTTGATATTCAAAATTCATACTAGTTTGTAGGTGAGTTTTGTGCAGAAAGTGGAACTGATCAAATGTCTTCTACTGCGATGAATCAATTCTTGATGATTGGTTTGTCAGCCATGTCAACGTCTGTATATTGATCATCACCAAGCAGCTTGCGAGCTTCATTGATTGTCATAGTACCATTTGCCAAGCGTTTGTCTATCTCATCAAGTGTATCTTTTCGATCGAACTGTCTGTTGTCTATGAACTCGAACAAGATTTTTGTTCAGAATTCGTTCTCAATAATCTCAGAGAAGAAACGCTCTAGGATCATTTCTAGTGGGCGTACAGTATCTTCGATGAATGTCCTGTAGGCATTGTCACTAGTACTGAAGTTGACATTGTCTGTGTATCATAGAAGCATACGAGGCACTTCCATTTGAGCACATACTTTGTCAGTTGTGAATCTACGTAGTGCAAGGAACTCCATATCTCTCATTGACTGAGAGAGTTGCTTGACGTCCTTGATACCGATATTTGCTGAGATCTTGTGCTTGTTCTCACCACCAGCGAATTGTTCCTTGAGTTGCTCAATAGCATTATCGATCTCTTCATCCTTCAGATTCTCATCAAGGATGATCAGAGTATTTGGAATAGCGTTGTTCTTGAAGAATGCATAGTTGGACTTTCCAGCTTCTGCATCTCACATAATGTCATAGATCAGAGTCTCAATACGTGACTTTCCTATGACCTCGTTGTCATGATCTCGTGTATCCATGAGATGGTATACTTCACTTGTATCGAACTTGACAACTTCCCCTTTGTTGGATTTCTGTATGTATGCACGAACATCTCAGAACTTGTCAGCAATAACGAACATAGTACGAGGATCCACAATCTGGAAGTCTATCACCTCGTTGAATCCATTCTTGACAGGCACTACGTATGCATTCCCTCAGATCCAGAGATCACGTATTATGGTTTCTTTATGAATCTGGATATACTTGAACGCATCAGCAACGAGAGGATTGTCAACCATGTTGCCTTTCTCGTCATTGAAGACATACCCTGATTTTCCAACAGTACGTCAGAGCTTGCTCACTGCGATATTGATATCCGTGCTCTTGCGATACAGATTATAGTAGAGTTTGAGTGATACAGGAATCTCTCAGAGATTTCAGAATGTCTGTCCACGATATGAGTATGCACGACGACCAGCTGTTTTTGCTGGTGCTGCTTTCTTTTGAGGAGTTGGAGTTCTTACCATAAAAACAAAAGGTGAATAATTTTTTCAATTCTACTTTTTTCTGTGAAAAAGTACATTATGAGCTACATAGAAACAAGACGGAATTTTCCACCTTGCTGCTTCTTCTTTTTCATCATAGTGATATATCGAGCAGCGTCTATCGCATGGTTGAATGCGTCAATAGGCTTGTTCAAGTTCTTTCAGTATTTATCCTTGGCCCATATATACTTGCGGAGTTCTTTCTTGAGGTTGACACTACGCTTGGTGACCAACATAGGATACTGCTTCATGAGATCGATACCAAACATGATAGAGTCAGGTCCTTTCTCTACAGACTTGATATTGAATCATTCACGAGAGATCTCCTCGATAGACTTAGGCTCAGAAGAGTCACCGAATCAGTCATCACGATTCTCAATTCAGTTCTCTCTGAGGAGTTTGCATAGATCACTATTCGTGAGACCAGTTTGATAGATGATCTCGTCGTATAGTAGACATCAATTCCATTCATAGAGCTTCACACAGGCAGACGGATCGTTCGTATATCCAAAGTCTAGACCATATCAAAGGAACTTCGCTCAGTCTGGTACTGCGTCGATCTCTGTGAACGAGAAGATCACTCACTCAAGGCGACCATACTCACCACAACCATAGATCTTCCAGTAGTTCTCATCGATATTTGCAAGACGTTCGATTTCCTTCACTGTACGTTCTTCCAAGAATGGATTGTCCTTGTATGTAGATATGATCACGTTGACATCTTTCTCCTCAATAGCACGCTTCATCTCAAGATCTGTATTGATCCAGATTTGATCATCATCAGGATTGAAGTCGATGAAGCACTTGTATCGTGTACGAATTGACAGCTGAAACCAGTCCTCAGGAGTGAGTTCGTTGCCTTCATTACAGTACAGAATATCACGACGAGGACCACGTGCCTTCTGAGGATCATCAGATCATATGAATTCAACAGTCCTTCATCCATAGGAGTACGTTCTTTCAGTCTTATTGATCACTATATCACCTCTGAGTTCGTATTCATCTATGATACCCTCGAAGTCACGTATGACACTTTTTGTGAGGTTTGCACCATACTTGCGGACTATCGATAGGATTCACTGTGAGAAGTATTTCTGATCGTCTATGTATCATGACATCAGCCAGAACAACACAAGACGCAAAAGAGATCATGTCTTAGAGCTTGACGTTCACCCACGATTGATAGTGATGAATGCTTTTGAGTCATAATTCTTCTGCCATACAGGTGACACCTCAAGATCGAGGACTATGTTTTCTTTAGTTTCCATGCTTCTTTCTAGGGTGATTTTCTTTTGTGAATATTCAACTGTTCTTTCAAAGAACATGTATACAGTGCTTTGCATTCTCAGATTGCGTACACCATTCAAGATTTTCAGACCTATTGTCAGTAGGTATTCAATTCTTGTGATTGATTATATCTTTTCACTCTATTTTTGGAATAAATAACTCAGCAACTATCCTATGTATTGACATTCTATGCTGTATTCAGTTCATACAGAATCAATATACATGGTATCATTGATTGAATTGAAGTTTCAATATTTTCTCATTTCTTTTGAATGACTTCAGTCTTCACATGTTTGAAACCTGATATGATCAATTGTATCAAGGAACATCTTTCCATATTTCCATATTATTTGAATTTATTGAAGTAAAACAACCAATCAGACGAATTTAGAATGTCAATCTTATTTCTAGAAAAGAACATCTGAATAGTTCTTTTCTTCTTTCATGTCAATTCACTCAGTAGATCATAACGTACTTGACGTGTTTGATATTCAAAAATCCTCATACGTAGCATTTATATAAAGTACTACATATGAGTATATTCGTGAATAGAAGAAAGTAAAAAGATTTTTAGATATACATTGAGTATGCAAGGAATCAGCAAGCGATGAGATACATGACAAATAGAAACATGATCCACCTCACTGCATGCTTTACAGCAATGACCTTCATGACATATCAGATACGTACTGCTTGCATAGCTTCCTTGACATCGAGCTTCTGCTTGTCTTTTAGACCAGGTCTCATGAATAGATCAATACAGGTATCGATGAGCTTCATATAGTGATCTTTCTTGATTTTCATAGAGTGAAAAGTTATGGAGTAGGAGGATTTTCAACAGGTCTAGTGATCACACGTACATTGATGATAGGAGGTCCAACAGGCACATCGTTTCATTCCTTGTCTACATTACGTTGTTCGATCTTCTGCTTGATACGTCAGTTCAATTCATTCCAATCACGGAGTGCTGCACGTTTCACAGATAGATCAGAATGTTGTGTCACCAAGAATGCAAGCTCACGATCAGCCATGACTTCGTTCATAGTCAGATCCATCAGTTTCTTGATCTCTGATAGCACATGACTTTGCTTGAGCAGTCTATGTGCTCAGCTTGCACATGTAGCGTATCATCATTTCTCCTCAATAGAGATTCAGAAGGTTTGAGAGTAGGCATATACTCAGTTGCCCATATATTCAAGATCCTGTGCATATATCTTGCAGAAGAGACGCTGAAGATCTGTGAGTCAGTCTGCATCCTTACGGGATGATCATGCTTTCTTTCAGCGAGTCTTGACTGCAGGTTTCTTATTCTCAGGATTTGGAACGTCTACTGTAGGAGCCTCTCAGATAGGATACTTCTTAGAGCGAGTCTTTTTAGGAGCGTTCTTTATGTCAGTTTTTGTGAGAGCTCTTTTCATGAGTGTATAGTTATGAGTTTGCAAGTGCATTGAGAAGACGCTCTTTGTGAGTGAGTTCTTTCTTGAGGTGATCCTTTGCTTTACGTTCCTCGAACATGACTTGAGACATTGCATCACCGCGGTTCTTATTGCCTTCATTCTGCTGAGCGATGAAGTTTGCAGCCTCGATGGCTTCGATACATACTTTGACGAGCTTCTTGTGAGAGAGCTTCTTGAGATCTTTTTTGAGCGACATAAGTGGAAAAGTAA